GGCAAAAATGCGTCAATGCGGTTTGAGATTTGTTTTTTTTTATTTTCTTTTTTCAGATTGCCCTATACAGGAAAGGCGTTTTAAGGCAAACTTTCTGAAAATCACTGGAGAAATAAGTGACCCGTAAAACCAAGGCAAAGTCTGATCCGGTGGTTGTTCCGCGAAAGGCGGGTAGGCCAAAGGCGCACAAAGCCCAACCCTTAACCAGGCGGCAAGAGCTGTTTGTTAAAGAACTTGTTTCCAAGGACGGGCAAATTACAATGCGGGAGGCTGCCATCAATGCCGGTTACCCCGCTTCAAGCGCACACACACGTGCTTACGAACTGACCAACCCGCACATGAGTCCGCACGTTGTCTCGCAAATTCAAGCGTATCGGACTGAGTTAGATCAAAAGTACGGCGTCAACTATCAACGGCATTTGCGGGACTTACAAACCATTCGGGATGTCGCGATGACTAACGGCGCGTATTCGGCGGCGGTTCAGGCAGAGTATCGCCGGGGCATGGCGCAAGGGGACATCTACGTTAGCAAATCTGAAATCAGACACGGTAGTATTGATTCGATGACCCGAGAAGAAGTCCTCAGTGCACTAAAGGAGATCAAACATAGTTATGCCCCAGTCACTATCGAAGCTGTTGCCACGCGAGGGGGCAATGCCCAAAATCGCAACAAAGCGCGAAAGCGGCTTTTGGAAACAGATGAAAAGCGAATTGAAGAAAAGCCCGAGGAAGCTGACAGCGACACGTCTTGAAACTTGGGCGACTCCGGGTGTCCCAGATGTGTTGTTGTGTGATGAATCAGGCGGATTTCATTTCATTGAGTTAAAGGCAACTAAGGGTAACGCGGTCGAGTTGCGCCCGCATCAAGTCGCATGGCTTTCTCAACACCGCCACGCCAGCGTCTGGGTATTAACCCTGAAGATGATCACAAAGAATAATCCGGCTTGTCTTTTTCTGCACCATGGGCGGGACGCGATGGATTTAAAGATGCAAGGTTTGAAGGTTGACGCTGCTTTTAAAACCGAAGAGCCTTTCGAGTGGGAAAGTGTGTTTCAGTTGATTGTTCCCAGATAATTCTATATAGTTTTATATCTTTTTTACCTGACTTGAGGGGTTTTAATGTTTTTAATCAAATGGTTGGCAGTTCTACTTTATGGCAAGGACGCCGTGGATAGTTTTGAAAAGAAACCGCGGCGAAAAACAAGGGGAAATAATCGTGGAAAAAGATAAACACGGGCAACCAGGGGACAGGGGAGCCGCCGATTTTTGGTATCACCGTTTACCCGAGCCACACTTTTGGCCGAACGGCACGGGAAAGGGTCAAAAAGTTGACGAAGCGGATATGACCGCCGAGCAGGTCTTGGACTACCACCAAGCATACGGCGAAGCTCTTGAAAGGGGCGAACAAAAAGACTATGGATAGAAAAAGCCCGCTTAATCGTGGGCTTTTTTTACGTTCTCCCGGGCAATGCTTTACTTTATCGCATACTTGTGCTTAAAATACGCCCGAGGGTCGGCAACGGGCTGGCCTCATCACCGGGAGAAAGGTTAATCATGAACAGCAAAACGCATAAAACGGTCCGGGTAAATGCAAGGATGGAAACTGACTTGTGCCTCGACATAAACGTCCCCCTTGACGCAGGAGAAGAGGACATTGCGCAATTCATTCGCGAGGGGAACATTCTGGCAGAAGACATGGTGGAAGTTGTTCTTCCACACTCGACCAGCGGCGGGTGGATGTGGTTGGAAACAGATTATCATTTCGAGTTCGACCCAAAGGCCCGGCTGGTCATGGAAAGCAAGGTATGAACAAGTATATGGAACACCCGTATCCATGCATTTTTTGCGACCACTCTACCGACTGGGGATCAGGACGATTTGTTAACAGGCTTCCTGCCGACACTTATTATGAGTTTGAAGATGGCACGGAAGAATATCGAGACGGCTATTCCTGCGCAGAATGCATGGCTACGGAATGTGATCGGTGCCCGGAACTTATAGGGATGGATGAAGATGTGACCCCCGACATGGTGTATGGCGAATGGTTTGGGGGGCTTTTTTCAGACAAGGCGCACCGGGTGCACGCCGGTTGTTTGACCGAAAAAGAGGCGGAAACGTGGGACAAGGCGGGCGCATGAACGGCCCCGACAAGACGGTCAATTTTCACCGTCTTATTGACTTTGCAGAAACGCATGGATTTGTTGACAACATTACCGAGGATGAGTGGAGTGCCGTGATTGCCGAGGCCCTAGAAACAGCGGCCCTAGAATATCTCATTAAGCATAAAGTACCTTTTGTTTATGACGGTGAATAAAAATAACCACAGTTGAGTCCTTTTAGCCCGCTTAATCGCGGGCTTTTTTTTGTTTACTTTTTGGTTACACTAGTTCATTATTCGTCACTGTAATTAACTGTTCAATTGAAAAGGTGATCATTATGTTGAAAACAGTCGAAATGTCCGGAGCAAAAAAGACAAAAGGTATCGCTGTTACTTATCGGGCTGGCGGGCGTGACGTGTATGGGACTTGCCCGGCATCTTGCAAAATGAATTGCACCGGTAAAGGGGCGCAGGAAATTGACGCCGAATATTTTGATGCGTTGTTAGGTGCTGTTCCGAACAAGGGCCAGTCTTTTACCTATACACATTTCCCTTGGCATCTATGGGCCAACAAATTAAAGCCGGATAAAACGGTGGTTAACTTTTCCGCGGATACTTTAGTAAGTGCTGCCGCAGCATCGCGAGCGGTCCCGACCGTTGTAGTGCTGCCGGAATCCGAGTGGGATAACAGGAAAAAAACCAGCGCACCATTATTTGGGCGAACTAATGATCGCGGCGATTTTATTCAAACGGATCGTATCCCGGTGGTTAGATGCCCAGCAGAATACCGCGAGGGCTTCACGTGTCGCGATTGTGGAAACGGCGAGCCCTTATGCGCTCGGCTAGATCGTAACTTTATTATCGGATTTACTGCGCACGGTGCTGCTAAGAAAAAAGCCGCCGATCCCGACGTCAAAGGCGGGTGTTACGCCGCGGGCGGAAACGTTCGGCTACACTGGGACGCCACCAGCAACCACCACCAGCCCGACGAAACCGACGGCGAGAGGCTCACCCGCTTTGTTAAGGGCCTGCCTCCGCGTACAATCTTGCGGCATCACGTGGCGGGGGATATTGGCGCGGAAAAATAACCACAGTTGAGTCATTTTAGCCCGCTTAATCGCGGGCTTTTTTTTGCCTGATAAAGGGGCGGCTTTACATTATCCCATACTTGTGCTTAAAATACGCCCAGTGGTCGGCAATGGGCTGGCCCTTTAATGGAGGTTTGACTAATGCGAATTACATGTATGGAAGCTTGCGACATGGGGCCACACCAGCAGGAGATTGCAGATCACGTGCTCAGGGTTGTCGAGCACTTAACTTTCACGTCGGAGGGTCAATTTTTTGATATGGAAGGCGTATTGATCACGGAAGCTTGCCGGGATCTAGGTTGGCAATCCGTGCCGCAAGTTGGCGGCTTGCTCCCGGAGTGGTCTAATCATGAATAATTCCGAACAGACGACCGCGCAAAAGATTCAATTTCAGCTACAATTTATGGGATTGATGGCAATGAGTGGGCGGGCAGAAGAGCGTGACAAAGCTTACGTCAAAGCGCAGGAGCTGGTACAGGAGCTGGTAGACGCCGGACACTAACCTTTCCCGCTGCACCTTTTGCCCGCCACGTGCGGGCTTTTTTTTGCCTGATAAAAGGCCAGCTTTACATTATCGCATACTTGTGCCTAAAATACGCTCAGCGGTCGGCAACGGGCTGGCCCTTTAATGGAGACTAAACAATTATGAACATTTACAAGATTATCAAAGGCAGCGTTAAAAACTTCCCTTATTCAATAGTATGCAGGGAGACAACTATTTCCACCCATTCTTCTAAAACTGAAGCATTAAAGTATAGGGCGATATATTACAACGGGGATAATTGTTACGCGCTAGGAGAGACACGCCGAGCTATGGAGATTAAACAATAATGAAAGCAATTCAAATAAAATATCTAGGGCCTACCAATACAAAAGGGTCAAGGCTTAAAGCGTGGACGGGCGCGGGCACCATGATCGAAGGCCTCGACTATTCGTTGAACATTTACGATCAGGCCGAACAACTAGCCCAACGTTACGCGACTAAGCAGGGCTGGCCATCACTTATATCAGGCTTCGGCATGTTACCTAATGGCGACTATGTCGCGACGCTGCGAATGAGTATAGCTCCTGATCTGTACTGATTCTTAAATACCGCTCACCTTTTGCCCGCCACGTGCGGGCTTTTTTTTGCCCTCGGTTTAATCCAGTGCATCACTCCGGGCCGTGCCTGCCGGGCCATGGCTCAAACGTACAGGCTCGCGAACCGTGGGCCGTGGGCCGTGGACCGCGGACAAGGTGATAGCACTCTTCCCCGGGTCCGTGTTGCCGGCGCCGCGGACCTCGGACCGTGGACCTCGATCAATCGCCCGGGTCCCCCGCCTATCGGGTCAAATTGCCTTGCCCAGATCCCGAAAATCGCGTCCCAAAATTCGCGCAGCCCGGCTTTTCCAGACGGGGGCTAGAGCCATGTTTCTCTCAAATAGTTACCTGTTTTTTTAAACGAGCTTTAACTGTCTTATATTAACGTGTAATATCGCATATAATACGTACCGTGAGCCGCGGAACGTTTCACGTGGAACATTTATAAAAGACCGCGCACCAAAAGAGTTGTGCCGGAAAAAATTTTTAAATTTTAAAACGTATGGCTTTTAAACCATAGGAACTTGTATGGATGTAGCGATTGACGACAAGAAGTTAAAACTTGAGCTACGGCTCGCGCACCTTGAGAAAAACGAGACGTGCCAGAAAAAGTTTTTAAATTTTGTAAAAGTCATGTGGCCCGAGTTTATTGTGGGGCGGCACCATAAGATTATTGCGGACAAGCTTGAAAGGGTCGCGAGCGGCGAGTTAAAGCGCTTGATTATCAACATGGCACCGCGGCACACGAAGAGTGAGTTTGCGTCTTTTCTTTTTCCGGCGTGGATGATGGGCAAGAACCCGAAGATGAAGATTATCCAGGCGACGCACACGACGGAGCTTGCGGTCAACTTTGGTCGTAAGACGAAGAATCTTTTGGACTCGGACGAGTACAGGGAGGTATTTCCGAGCGTCAAGTTGGCGGCGGACAGCAAGGCTTCTGGTCGGTGGGACACGAGCTCTGGGGGTATGTACTATGCCGTGGGCGTTGGCTCGAACTTAGCGGGTCGCGGCGGCGATTTGATTATTATTGACGATCCTCACTCGGAGCAGACGGCAATGTCGGCGGCAGGTTTTGACGACGCTTGGGATTGGTATACGGGTGGCCCCCGTCAGCGGTTACAGCCGGGCGGTTCGATAGTTATCGTTCAGACGCGCTGGTCGGAGAAGGATATGACGGGCCAGTTATTGCGGGCGATGGCTAAAGATCCGTTAGCGGATCAATGGGAGGTAGTGGAGCTTCCGGCAATTTTCGAGGACGGGACGCCCTGTTGGCCTGAGTATTGGAGCCTGGAGGATTTGACCGCGGTCCGCGCTTCTATCCCCATAAGCAAATGGAACGCGCAGTATCAGCAAAACCCCACGGGCGAAGAAAGCGCTATCATCAAGCGGGAGTGGTGGCAGGTGTGGGAAAGCCCCAAGATCCCGCAATTGGAATATGTGATCCAAAGTTATGATACTGCTTTTTCCAAGCGCGAGACGGCGGATTATTCTGCCATTACGACGTGGGGGGTATTTTATCCGAACGAGGGGGGCAGCGGGCCTAATTTAATATTATTGGACAGTAAAAAAGGGCGCTGGGATTTTCCTGAGTTGAAGGAAGTGGCATTAGAACTTTATAATTTTTGGGAACCTGATACAGTTATTGTCGAGGCGAAAGCCAGTGGAACGCCTTTGACGCAGGAATTACGTGTGCAGGGCATACCAGTTGTTAATTTTACACCAAGTCGCGGTAACGATAAGATAACGCGGGTGCATAGCGTGTCGCCCTTGTTTGAAGCCGGAATGGTCTGGGCCCCCGATGAAACTTGGGCAGAAGAGCTTATTGAGGAGGTAGCGGCTTTTCCAAACGGCGAGTTTGACGATTTAGTGGATAGTATGACTCAAGCGCTTATGCGTTATCGCCAAGGTAATTTTGTGCAGTTGCCCACGGATGATTGGGAAGATGACGAAAACTCTGTTAAAGTAGAGGTGTATTATTAACAATACGATGGGGGGACTGCGAATGGCGCAAGCGGGACAGTATAGTCCGGCAGTTAATCTAGGTGCAGGCGGCTTTCCGCAGGCAGGCCTTGTTTCGTATTTCGACAACGGCGGCGCTGTTACATCAGAAGAATCCCAAGCCGCTTTCAATCAGTTGCCGGAAGAGGAGCAGTTGCGTATTGAGGCGGAACGTCGTAAGACGGAGTTTAACAGTTTAGCCGATCTTGAGATGATGGTCGATCTCCAAGGGCAACTCCCCGAGGATTTTAGATTTAGCGGCAAGTACGGACTTCCGTCTTATCTTGCTCATACTGGCGGCGTCCCTTTCGACAAAAAACGTATGGCGGACATACGCACCTTTGGGCATCACCCTTACAGGCCTGGCGGTACCGCTATGGTAGACACCGCCGACACACTTTACCTCGACAGGGAGAACCCTCGTTCAACTTTTTTAGGCGTGTATGTTAACCCCCCCGAAACAGAGCAGGGCATAGGAAGTTTAGGAGAAGAGGAACTTTTTGAGAAAATCAACAAACAATACAAGAATCTTGCCTCCACGACGGTTGAGGGACCAGGCTCCCTTAGGCCGGACAGCATTTATTTTCAACAAGGCCTGCCTTTTAATGATCCAAGGCTGAACGTGCATTCTCCCGAGACATCTCGCTCTCCCGGAGCGGCTGTGATGCATGAACTCCTGCACAGGCAGTCGTCCTCCCCTGAGATCCGGGAGTCCTATGATGACTATGCTTCAACGCTGGGCGCCCATGGCGCACCACACGCTCTCGCTAAGATTTATAAAGACGCGGGGGAGGGGCATGGCCTTACTAGCCTACTAGAAAAGGCGATGGATAGTGGAAAAGGGTGGCCTAACCCTGAAGCTATTGAAAAACTTCTGGAGGAAAATCCCAAGCTTAGCTTAGAAGAAGCAATGCAATTGGTCAAAGACACAGGAGACATGACGTTTGGTGATCCGTTAACTGAGGGCCAAGTCGATAACCTTGACGGGCTTGCGATGTTCAACGAAGATTTCGCTGAGTTTTTGAGAGAAAAAGGCAAAGGTGACCCCCGTTATTTAATACCCAGGGATGCACCATTAGAACCAGAACCAGAACCGCCAACCGTGATGGACATTATACGGAACCAATATGACAAAATTCTTGGAAGAAAACCCGAAGATTAGGAGCGATTATGGCTAACGGAAAAACAAATGCGGGTTTTATGGATAACAATGTTCCGTCGCAGTTAGATCCAGAGGATTTGACGGCGGAAATCGAGTTAATCCTGCCTGACTCACAAAACGATGTTATGGCAATGATAC